AGTATCGCCTATGAAATAGTAGGTGAAGCAGGTACTGCAAAGTCATCTGTAGTAGAGCAGGTAGCAGACGAATCAGGTATGGATTTTGTAAAAATTAATGCCAGTCAGGTTTCAATTGACGATTTCGTAGGTTATCCTGTTAAGGAATACCAAATGTGCAAATATGATTCAGCAGGTGCTGAAACAGATTGCCATTGGGTTGCAGAAAATGCAATTCCTACTTATGTAACCCTTGGTTACACTTATTCTAATCATATGAGAATGGGTTATGCTCTTCCAAAATGGATTCAAGGTAGAACAAAACCTTTAATCATGCTTATTGATGATTATAGTAGAGCATCTCTACCGGTTCTTCAAGCAACAAATGAGATTGTTGATAGACAAGAATATTTATCCTGGAATCTTCCTAAGGGCAGTACTGTAATTCTTACCAGTAACCCTGACAATGGAGATTATTTAGTATCTGCAACTGACAGTGCAATGGATACCAGAAAGTTAAAGTTTGAAATGAAATTCAGTGCTGATGCCTGGGCTTTATGGGCTGAGAAATATGGCATTGACAATCGTTGTTTGAACTTTATTCTTAAGCACCCTGAGGTAATTGAGGGTGTTGGTGCTGCACAAGATGAAAAGGGTAATACTCTTGCAAAGGGTAATATCAGAATCTGGACTAAGTATTTTGATGCCTTATCAGGTGTCAAAAACTTTAATGCAGATCTTGGTTTAGTAATGAATCTGGGTAGCGGATCTATTCCACCAGAACACATTATCTTCTTTACCACTTTTATCAAAGACGGGTTAGATAAAATTCAATCACCAAAAGAATTGCTTACTTCTTCTTTAGAAAAAGCAATTGATCACCTAAAAGATGTGATTGACAAACCTGAAGGTAAAAGACAAGATATAGCCGCAATCATTGCAAAGAGACTTTTAAACTTTGCATTAACAAAGTCAGCTGAATTTACACCTCCAATGGTGGAAAGATATGGTGAGTTATTAGAGAGTGGTTATCTATCACAGGACTTAGTAATTGTTTCTGCAAGGAAATTAGCTACAAGTCCAAAGTTTGTAAAATTAGCGGTAAGACCTAAATTATTAGATTTGCTTATAGTAAAATAATTAACCCGGGGCTGGTGAAATATCCAGCCCCTTACTTAAAAAATCATGAACGAAATTAAAATACAAAAAATTAAAGTAAAACCTGTTACTCACAAATGGGAATCAGGAAAAGGAACTATTTATGAATTTGATAATCCTTTAAAGGAATATGAAGTTATTACTAAAAAAGAGCTTACTCAATTTATAAGTGAAGTAAAAGAAAAAGACTTATTGAAACTTCAAAAGTTTGATGAAACTAAAAAAGTTTTCTTCCATAGTTCAGTAACGTTCTCAAGAAGTAAGTTCAGAGAATTATTTCCAAAAACTAAGGTTACCTATTCAATGGAGAATGCAGATGCAATTATCATTGATAAGGAGAATTGCTTGCGTCCATTGAGTTATTACTATCCTACACTATTTGTTAATCCTGGTTTAAATACAACAGTGGATCCTGCAAATGATTTCTTCTGTGATGATCCTGCTTCTCCATTTGCTGATAAAAGTAAACCTAAAGGAGAAAGAGAAGCCCTTTTAATTGTAGAAGAAAAAGCAGGTAAAAGAAATAATCTTAACTCTGAAGTGATAAACTTTATGAATATTATTATTTCTGGATCTAAAGAATTGGTTGATGTAGATACCATTGCTTTAAAATCAGAATTAGTAATTGATGAGTATACCTTTACTCGATTGAACCAATTGCTTCAGTCCAATAATCCAAGTAATATGCAGCTTGCATTCAGTATGTTATCTGGTTATGATTATGAACAATCCCATACTAGAATGGCTTTGCTTCTTAAACTTAACTGGTATAATTTGGATAATTACAGAGATAAGAAAACCTTCATTGATTTGAAGACTATTTTAAACAGACTCTATAAGGATTATCCTTATTTAGGAGGTAACATTTATAATAATTCCACAGACAAGAAATTTTGGTATAATATGTTTTCAAAGTATTCTGATGATAACATTGTTCATGCCTATTTCCACGAGTGGTTAAACAATGAAATGGGATGTACCGAAAATAATCTTGAATTTTTATTGCGCATTAAGGGAAAAGATGATACCTTTGTATTTGATATTTCCTCAAATATTCCAGTTGAGGAGAGAATTCAAATCCTTAACGATAAAAAGAATGAATTGGAGAATAATGCCGAAGGAGGGACTGAAGAAGAACAGGTCGAAGTTTCAATACCTGGAGAACTATCCTTCTGATAAATACGGATTTGTCTACTTAATAGTTGGGCCTGAAGGGAAAATATATGTAGGAAAGAAAGCTTTCTTACATAAAACAAAGGCCAAGATGTCTAAGAAAGATAAAAAAGTAGTAGGTAATGAAAGGAAAAGAGTTAAAGTAGGAACTAAAGACTCAGGTTGGAAAGACTACTATGGCTCATCCAAAGAATTACTCCTTGACATTAGTAGAATGGGTAGGGATAAATTCCAAAGGTATGTACTTGATTTTGCTGATAATAAAGCAGATTTATCTCTTAAAGAGATAGAGTATCAAGTAAAATACAATGTCCTCAGAGTCGACTCATATAATGGGTGGATAGGAGGAAAAGTCTTTAAGAGACATCTTTAGAAAAATATGAAAAAGTACTTTAATGCTATTGAAGAGGCTCAACAAAGGGCCCTAAAGGGAGGATTTAACTCTATTCCATGGGTCTTTAATAGGCTGACAAATGATCATTACTTTCCAGGTTGGGTACCGGGTAAGTACTATTGTATTACTGCAAACTCAAGTGTTGGTAAAACCAAATTCTTGAAATTTATCAGTATTTATAATACTTACTTGCATTGGGCTACTCACGGTAAAAGCTATGACTTTAAAGTATTGTGGTTTGCTTTGGAGGAATCCGAAGAAGAGTTTTGGCTATCAATGATTTGTTTAACTATTTATGTACAAACAGGGGGTGCTATCCAGCTTACTCCAAGTATATTACTTAAACAGGGTAATAGAACATTAACCAAAACGGAATTACTCTATGTCAAAAACGCAGAGAAATCTGAGTTTCTAAAAACGTTATATGAAAAAGTAACAGTATATGATTATATATTCAATCCTACCGGAGTAAAGAAAGAAGTAGATAAGTTTGCTAATCAACCTCATATTGGACAGAATATATTAAATGCTGAAAATAGAATTATCGGATATAACAAAAAATCAGATGACTTATATTTATTCGTGGTAACGGATCATATAAGTTTACTACACACTGAGAAGAGTGGATTAGGAGAAATACTTACCGAAAGGCAAGCTCTTAAGCTTTTCTCTGAAGCCTATTGTTTAAATACGTTCTGCAAAAGATATAAAGCCATTGTAATAAATACTCAGCAGCAAGATCAATCTAAAGAGAATCTGGAATTTACAAATAGAGGCGGACTTATAGAACAAAAATTAGAGCCAAGTCTTGATCACTTGGCGAACAATAAAGAATTACAAAGGGATTATGATTGTGTAGTCGGTATATTTAACCCAATACGCTATGAGATTACTCAGCATGCGGGTTATAATATTATGGTTAACACATTAGGATTTGGAAAACAATATAGGTCAATTAAATTTCTTAAAGATAGATTGGCCGGTTTAGAAGGTACAAGATTGGGTGTATACTTTAATGGTGCTGTTCCATACTGTGAAGAATTGGAAAAGATACAAAAAGGTGTTCCTCAAATACTACCACAATATCCAAATGATCCTCTATTAAGATCTAGTTATTTAGAATACAAGAAAAATGAAAAATAAACCGAGATTACCTCATAGTTTAAAACCTACTATACTTGCTTTTTATGAGAGTAAAATAGAAGAAAATGTAGATTTAGCAGATGCTATACTTGATGAATACTCTATTAATGATAGATTTATAGCTCAATTAGCTCCTTTATTATTTGAAGTGCCCTTTTTTACTAGACATTATACTTATTATATTTATTGGAGAGATAAATCCCTAAAAGAAAGTACTAAATCATATAGTAGGTCTAAATCATCGTTAAAATATGTTAACAAATGAAAGAAGCAGTAAAAAATACTATCATAGCATTCTATAAAAGTGGAATAAAAGAAAATATAGTACTTGCAGATGCTATGCTGGATGGATTAACATTAAATGTTAATGATGCTCATTGTATTCTTAAAATAATTAGGAATATGGGTATTGTTTATATAAGTAGACCTAATTCTTATATACTTAAAGATATATACAGATCTACTTATTATCTAGCAAAAATTAAAAAAAGAAATGTAAAGAATTACATAGTAGTAAAAAGAAAAAATGAAAGAATTATTTAAAAAAGACAGTAAAGGAAAAATTAGAGTTTGGAAAATCTGGACAGATGGTGCATTGTTAAAACAGGCTGCCGGAATACTTGATGGAAAGCTCGTAGAAAACGAAAAAGAATGCAAGGGAAAGAACATTGGTAAAAAGAATGAAACTCACCCTGTAATACAAGCATCACTTGAGATGCAGTCAAAAATCATGGAAAAGCTAGATGAAGGCTACTTCTTTACTCAAAGAGAAGCCGAAGAAACTTTAGTAATACTTCCTATGCTTGCAAAGTCCTATGATGATGAAGAACATAAAATCAATTGGGATAGGAAAGTATTTATCCAACCCAAGCTTGATGGAATGAGATGTCTTGCTTATAAGAATGCTGCCGGTGATGTAGTTTTAAAATCCAGGGATGGTAAAATGATTGAGAATATGGACCACATTAAAAGGGGTCTTGAAAATCTTAAACAGGATGTTATTCTTGATGGTGAATTATATTGTCACGGATTGTCTTTCCAAGACAACATGAAGTTAATTAAGAAATACAGAGAAAATGAATCAGAACAAATTCAATATCACGTATATGATGTTGTAAGTCCTAAATCATTTGAAGAAAGATTCTTTATTTCTGATTTAACTGAGCACTTTGTAAAGTATCCAGTTAATGCTCCTTTTGTAAAAGTAAAAACTGCATTGGTAAGTGACAGTAGTGATGTTAAAGACAAACATATTACATTCTTAGAATTGGGTTATGAAGGAACAATTATTCGTCACGGTGAAATGGGTTACCAAATTGATTCTAGGTCAAGTTATCTATTGAAGAATAAAGATTTTCAGGATATTGCTTGTACTATTATTGACATTGAGCCTGCTGAACAAAGACCTGAATGGGGAGTACCTGTGTTAGAATATAAAGTGCAAAAAATGAGTGGAATATCTCAGTGTACTTTTAGAGCTGGCGCAAGACTGTCGCATGAGGAACGAAAAGAACTACTTGAAAACAAGGAGTACTACATAGGTAAGACAGCTGAGATTCGCTTCTTTGAATGGACAGATGATGGCGTACCAAGGTTTCCGGTCTATTGCGGACTGAGATTGGATAAGTAGCTGATTATCAGTAAGAAAAATGTTTCCAAAGTCTTGGAAATTAAAGAAAAAAATGTTAAATTCGAATAATGAAAAGAAGTAAAGAAGACTTAGAAAAGGCGCTGGAAAGCATCAACAAAAGTTATGGGAAAGGTAGTATTCAAGTTTTATCAGAGAAACCAATTGCAGATGTTGAATCAATTTCAACAGGGTCAACTGGTTTAGATTTAGCTTTGGGAATTGGTGGATTACCTACCGGAAGAATTGTTGAAGTAATCGGAACAGAGTCAAGTGGTAAAACAACTTTAGCTATTCATGTAATAGCAGAAGCTCAAAAGAATGGAGGAGTATGTGCTTTTATTGATGCAGAACATGCATTTGATAGATACTATGCACAGAATTTAGGAGTGGATACTGATTCACTTTTAATCTCTCAACCAGACTATGGTGAGCAAGCATTGGAAATTGCCGAGAATCTTATTTCCTCAGGAGGAGTCGACGTAGTAGTTGTAGACTCTGTAGCAGCTTTAACTCCATTAAAGGAGCTTGAAGGTGAAATGGGAGATAGTGCAATTGGTCTTCAAGCAAGAATGATGTCTCAAGCAATGAGAAAGTTAGTAGCAACCGTAAACAAACATGGTGTATTACTGATTTTTATTAATCAATGGCGTGAGAAAATTGGAGTAATGTTTGGGGATGCCAGAGTTCCAACTGGTGGTAATGCCTTAAAATTCTATGCAAGTGTTAGATTGGAAGTTAGCAGAAGTACAACTGAAGCTAATAGTGTAAATGAAGGAGAAGAAAAGATTGGTAACCTAACTAAGGTTAAAGTTCTTAAGAACAAAGTAGCTCCTCCATTTAGAACATGTGAATTTAATATCATGTATGGTAAAGGTATTTGGAAAGAGGAAGAATTGTTAAATGTAGGAGTAGACAAAAAAGTAATTACCAAAGCAGGTTCGCATTACTCTTATAAAGATGTAAAGCTTGGCCAGGGTAAAACTGCATGCTGTCAATTACTTGCTGAGAATCCGGAGTTATTTAACGAAATTAGAATGGAGATTTTAAAATGATTTGTTTATAAAATAATTATTACCTATCTTTGTATTATGAACAGTAAAACAAAAGTAGGTAAAAAAAGAGTTATGTCTAAACCTGGAAGTAAAGAATTTGAAAATTTATTAAATTTAAGTGAAATAACATTATTAGATATTAATCCAATTAAAAAAGGAAATAATATATATTATAAAGTAAAATGTAATATTTGTAATAAAGAATTAAATAAAGCTTCTTATCAATTAGGTAAAAGTAAATGTCAATGTATAAAATCTCAAAAACCAATGCATAATTTTAAAGGAGTAGGTGATGTATCTTCAGCTTATTTTGAAAGAGCAAAAAGAGGTGCAAGAGAAAGAAGAAATATGGAATTTTCTATTACTATAGAAGATACTTGGCATCAATTTCAAAAACAAAATGGATTATGTGCATTATCAAATTTACCTATTGTATTAGATAGAAATAATACTAAAATAGGTAGGTTAAAAATGACTGCTTCATTAGATAGAATTGATTCAAGTAAAGGATATATTTTAGGAAATATTCAATGGGTACATAAACATATAAATTTAATGAAAAATAACTTTGATCAAGATTATTTTATACAAATGTGTAAATTAGTAACAAACAATCAAAATGATTAAAAAATCAGAAATTAAAGAAAGAGATCCAAAAGATTTAATTATCTATGCTTCTCCAAAGGCAGGAAAAACAACAATTATAGCTTCTTTAACAAATAAATTAGAAGGTAAGGCAGTAATTCTTAACCTTGAAAAAGGTGGAACTGATTACTTATCTGGTTATTTTTTAAATTGTTATGAAAATTTAGGAGATGGATATAATGAGGCTTTTAAAAATTATAAGTCTTATTTAGATTATCTCAGACAAAATATAGGACAAATAGATTATCTTGCAATTGATAATTTAAGTGTCTTAGACGAATGGGCCGACATTGCCGGCACGTATTTCTACATGAAGACTACCCAAGGTAAAAAGTTTAATAGGGATGAAAAAGGA